GTTTCCCAGTCACGATCGCATCAGGTTGCAGCCGGGCGAGTCATTTGCCGCCACCACATCCGCCAGTGATCTGTTATTGGCCATTTATCTTTTTTTACTCTTAAGAATATAATCCCATCGCTGTTTTGGGCTTTTAGACGACGGACCTTCAATCCTTGGTCTTCCATTTGAAGAACGGTCCCAAGTGTCACCCCGTCCGAGAACTGATTTTGTCCAGTTTGATGCAGCATAGATTGTTCCGCTATGAACTGCTGTATCCTGGTATGAAATCAGCCTGTCAACATCACTAAACTTATCCTTGATTATTCTCGTCATTTGAGAAATCATTCGGCTGGCAGTGTTTTTTGGGGCGGCGTCCGATATTGCTAATCGCCTTAATTCCATCCATTTATATTGAGAAAGCGAAGGACTGACCGGATTTGACCAGATAGCCGTTGCATATCTGATGTTTTCATATTCAGCCACAAAACAAACAGACGCCATGTTCTGAGTGTAATTTGGAAGTCGCGAATGCCATAGCTTGACGATCGTTTTTGCTGTTTCCAGATCGCACTCATAGAAATTTAACTGAAGCGCAGATGTTGGAATCGATCCGTCATATTCCGATTGATATAGCGGATACGCCACCGTATCCGCTATATTCTGGTTAATTGTCATCCTAATCGACCCCCATCCCATGCGCGACCGTATCCATAGCGGCGCACTGGTCGCGCAAGTCCATAAGCTCGTACAGCAGTCCCGATTCCATTGATGTCCGGCCTTTTTTGTTCAGCAGTTCCGCGACGCGTCGGTCGAGCCTGCGGTCGTGTTCCGCGACGGATTCATCGATCTCGGCTTGCTGTATGGCTTCCGCCGCGTCGAGGTCCCCGCGCTGGAAGGCGTCCATGAACGGGTCACTCATCTCCAGCCCCCTCCCCTTCGCGGATGATCATCCAGTTCGCGCTTCATCGCGTTCACGCTTGACTCGCTGACCAGCAGCAGGCGCGGATACCTGCTGGCGACGACCAGCCTTTCGTTTCTGATGAGCGCGTGAACACGGGCCTTGCCGACATTCAGGATTGCCGCCGCCTGTAGCACTGTGAGTGTTTTCATTTAGAACATCCCCTAGAATAGCTTGGCGGACTTTAAGTCTTCTTCGCACTTGCGTAGGTTCTTCACGGCTTGATGGTAGTATGCTTCCTTGAGTTCGATGCCGACGTATTTCCGATCCATCTTCAGTGCTTGATGGCCTTCGCTTCCTATCCCGCCAAAAGGAGAAAGAATCACGTCTCCGGGATTGCTCCATAATGCGATTGATCGTTCGATCACACCCAATTGCAACGGGCATATGTGTCGCTCATCCTTCTTCTCGGCCATCGATTGCAGTGTGTCTGTGGCGTCTATCCCGCACTTGTCAGGATTGTCTTTATTGGGATCGCCAAACTCGTAGAACTTGGCACCAGGATCATTCATTCCTTCGATCAAATGATCCGGCGTCTCACCTCGAATCGTTGCCCAGACCGGGCTTGCGTAGCACTGCCACAAATCAACCGGGAAAGTCTCGCTAGTATGCGAGACTGGATTCGCATTGATACCCGGATTCCTGAACACACATAGATAATCAGGCACTCCGTTGCGGGACATGCACGAATCCTTTTTGATGGTCTTGTGAAGCAGGCCGAGTGCCTTCGTGCGCTGCATGGCAGTGACCGGGTTCTTCCAGATTGTCACTTCCGAATGATAGATGAATCCAGCCTTCACGAACGCGCTGATGATTTCGCCGCGAAAATCTTTCAGGCCGATGAATCCGTCGCGCGTCTTGCTCGCTGGCAACTGCATGCAGTGCACGGCACAAATGCGACCAGGCTGGATCACACGTCTCAGTTCATTGATCAAAAATGTGAAATGATCAATGAACTGTTGGTTGTCCTTACAATTTCCCATGTCGCGCTCGCTGTTGCTGTATGTGTAAAGGCTTGCAAAAGGCGGAGAAAACACAGACATGCCAACTGATGCGTCCGGCAATTCCTTGACTGCCTCGCAGCAGTCCGCGTTAATCATTGTCCAGTTTTCGCCTTCTGACTGGTTCACTTGCTCATCCATGCTGGTATCCTCACATTCCTTTTTTGTCCGTAGTCCATTCGATTTGCGGATACTCCCATGATCCGCTTCATCGACTCACACATTCGCTCAGTCATTTTCTTTTCCATCGCCTTGGCCTGAGCAGCTTTGCGCTGGATATTTTCTAGAATCGGCAGTTCTTCATTTGTCAAAATCACGTGTATTTCACACGGATTTTTCTGTCCGAACCTGTGAATGCGGCGCATCGCCTGATACATACGCTCATAACTGTGAGACAGATTCGCGAATATCATCCGATTGCAGTGTTGCCAGTTCATCCCGAATCCGGCGATACGAGGCTTGGAAATTAGCACATTGAAATCGCCATTGGAAAATCCGATCAGGCGCGATTCCTTTTCTTCAGGATCGTCTGATCCGGATACCTGGACAGAGCCTGATATAACGTCCTGAATCTCGTCGCACTCGTCATTCAGTTCTCCCCATATCACCCATGCGTCATCTGGATGTTCCGATACGAGATCGGCAGTTTTTATAACGCGCTTTTGCATCCCGCTTCGCTTGGCCCTGCGCTGTTCATTCAGAGTGTGCGCAGGCATCGCGAACAATAGGCCGTCATGAATGTCCTCTGACTCCATGATGTGCAGATGCATATTCATCTCTGGCAGGTCATATCCAGACATTTCAAATCCAATGTCGGAAGGGTTCCCAATCGCCACAGACCACGACGCCACGAAGTCCCAAAACTTATCCTCGGCGTGTCCCTTGATCACCCATTCGCTTGTGTCACCGCCGTCATGAAAAAAATACATGGCGAGCATTTCTGCGCGGGTCATTACATTCAGAAATTCGCAATGCGTCCCAAGCTCCATGTAGTCGTTTGGCGACGGCGTCGCTGTGCAAGCCAGTTTATATGGCGTCGATTTGAATTTATCGATGATGTTCGAGCATGTCTTCCCGTCGAATGATTTTAGAATTGATGATTCATCTAGCACAATTCCAGAAAATCTATCAGCGTCGAAATTGTCCAGACGCTCATAGTTTGTAATGATGATCCCGTCAGATCCATCGTCTTCGCGCATGTATCTCGCATCAATTCCAAATTTAGATGCTTCGCGCGTGGTCTGATGCGCAACTCCAAGAGGCGCAAGAATTAGCACCGGACCAAATCTGCGGATGTTCTCTGCCCACGCAAGCTGCATGAGCGTCTTTCCGAGTCCGCAGTCTGCAAAGATTGCGGAGCGGCCACGTGCCAATGCCACCTTGACTATTTCGCGCTGGAACGGGAACATCTGCGCAATGTCCGTCTCCATCTGGCAACCGCTGTCCGGTCTGTACGCCAGCTTATTCGCGATGAAGTCCGCGTATTTCATTTCTTCCATTTGACAAACCCCCAAATTGCAAGCCCAAAGTACACCGTGAACAGCGCGCCTTGCGCCGTTGCGCCAATGCTAAAGTCGTACATCGCCCACGATGCATTCGTGAACATCCAAACAGCGAAGCATTCGCGGCGATGATGAATGTTCAGTACGACGCCGACAATCGATATGACGGTCAGAATCCATGTCATTAGTAAACCCTTTGTTTGCAGACCCCGGCGCGAACAAAATTGATCGACTTCCCTTTTGGAAAATATTCATCCTCAGGCAATCCATTGTCGATGTTCAGCCTTGGATTTGTGCGCAATGACCGCCGATGCTTCTGCAACAGCGCAATCATTTTCGCGATCGCCTCATGCTGCTGCATTTCGAGGACGCGCGGAAAATAGCTATGCTCGAACGTGCGCCATGTGGGCATTGGATCGCCAATGCAAGCGCGGATCGGAGTCCAGATCCGCGTTCGCCCACGCAGGCCATATGCGTATCCCCGCATGTGAGCCACGCGAACATATATTTCCATCGAGTTCGGATCGCCAGAAATCATTTGTGTCCATCCTTTCTATCTGAATGGTTGACAGATATCAACCATAAAAACATTATTTATGTTCACCCCAATTCCAGAATCCCTGCATTCCCTTCGCGGGAATCGGCTTCGCGAACGGCTGCGGATCGGACAGCACGAGCCAGACAGATGAATTGAACATTGTCCATTGATGCCTCTTTATCCATTCATATTCGGATGGAATCACATCCCACATCTTATGATCCGACCTATGAAGCACCGCATCCAGCCGCACCGTTCCGAGAATCGCGCCCAAAGGCGTGGATTCATCGTGACGATATGTCCATCCGTGAATCATTCCGCCTGAAGCCAATGCGCCGCGTGGCGGCCCCATGCCTTCATACCACCGCGCCCCGGCGTGTATCCCAATGCGCTGGCCGACAAGCTTTTTGGCCGTCGCCAGCATCGGGCTGTCAGGCTTCCACATGCGATTCTCAATGCGCTTATTTCCGCTCATTATCGCGGATGCCCACGGCTGGTTTATTGTCAGCATCTTCATTTCGGTTTCTCCATCTCTGGCGGCAACTTTCCGCCGTTCGCACGGTACGCACACCACCGCTCGTAATATTGCGAGTTTCGATTCGCCATCAAGCACCACACACGCGCATTCGCGCCGAACAAATGTCGGTCGGCATGAAGCGCGCGCTCTGCCTCTTCGCGAGAAAAGAACGGGCCTTCAGCGCAATCAATGATCTTTGCCTTGAATTTCGGATTGACGATCACCCACCACGGGGCATGAGTGGCCTCTGTGTAGAGCGAAACCTCGATCTCAAATTTTGTTGACTCATGCATTTTCTGTCCCTTTCGCCAATGCTTCTTTCCATTGCCCGATCCATTCTTGATACGCCTTCGATTTCGCGCCGCCCCGGCGCAACACATAAGCGGGATGCCACACATGCGCGAACTCGATGCCCATTTCATCGATGATGTCGGCCTGTTCGACGCGCAACATGCACAGTGATTTCTCTGCCTTCCTGCCAAGCGCGATAACCAGATTGGGCTTGTAGTGCACAATGTCCGTCCACAGCCAATGTCGGCAATTCTTGACCATCTCATTCGTCGGCGTGAGATTCCTAAATTGCGGCACATACGATTCCTCTGTCGTTTTTGTCGCCTTGATTTTCTTGTGGCGTGTGACTCTGTGCGGCCAGCATTTCACCGCGTTTGTAATGACCGTTTTGTCGCGCGCAAAAACACTTCCTGACAACGCGAGAATTCCGTGTGCGTCAGACAGCGCGTCAGTGAGCAGCAGCCCGGCGCGCCCGCGAAACGGCAATCCATCCGCGTATTCTGTCTGGCCGGGGGCTTCGCCGACCAGCATGACCTTGCGTTTGGATGATCTGTTCGAAGGGTAATAAAACCCCTGGTCCGCGCGAACCTTGTGCGGTGTGCAGCCCTTGCATAGAGAGCATGTGTCTAGTGTTCCGCTCATTCTTTAATCATCCTTTCCATGTCGTCTAATTCCAACCTCTGACTCTTTATCCAGCGTACCGTCGCTCCACTCCGCTTTCATTTTTCACCCTTTCTAAAATTGTGCGCGTCCCACATCAACGCCAGCATCTCAGGCGACGGATGGTTCTTGTTCCGCAGCCACAGACGCACTTGGTGCGACGAAGGGATGACCAGATATATCAGACCTTCTCTCACAGCCAGCGCATGCATTGCGTTATGCAGCAAGCTGACCGGGACGCTCCCGTCGCGGTATGTGCGCCTCAGTTCATCAAGCTTCGGCTTGTCGTCCTTGCTGACCTTGTTCTTCGTTCGTGGCATTGATTGCCTCCCTTTGCGGATAATTATACACCGATCATTCACAATGTCAATGGATAAAATAAAATAAAAATAAATTAATATTCGTTCTTGACATCGAAGGAAACAGTGTATAATTTATAGCGCGAAGACAAAGGAATCAGCCCGAAACATTATTGGGATGCGAAAGGCTTGAAGCGAGCGGCGCGGACGTGAGCCGGATTGAACCGCAAGAATGAGTTGCCGCCTGATTCCATAATCATAGGCGCGTCTGGAGACGCGCGGATGTCAGGGACTTGATCCCTGCCGCTACGGGGTTCGATTCCTCGTGCGCTTCCCAATAAGGATTGCATGATGCTGACGAATACAGAAAAGATGGCTGGATGTTTCGCGATCATCACCGATCCGGTGCTATATGAGGCCGCGCATCTGAGGCATATGTCGGAGCGATGGTGCGAGCGCGGTAACATATACAAGGCGTTGCAATGTTCATTGGCCGCGCTGGCTATACTGAAAGACGCCGGGCGCACACAGATTGCAAATGCAGTTCAAAAGCGAATTGATGAGATGAGAGCGAGAATTAGCCCTGCGGCTGGCGGATCGACTTGAATCCTGGACACAGAGCACAAAATCCACGGACGACAGAAGATCACGAATACGCCAGCCGCAGGGTGAGTACATCTGGCGTCCGCTTAGGCGGGTAGGAGTGTGAATCCCCGTTGCAACGGGGGATGTCTGCACTCCGGTGACCTGTGAAGCGGACGCGGATAAGCGGGATCATCCTAGGTGGTGGCTAGTTTGTTGCTGGCCTTTGGATGCTATGAATGGCCGCGTGTGGCACCGGCGTCCGTTCCGCTTATAAAATTGATTGTCCGATAGCTCAATGGTAGAGCGGCGCACTGTTAATGCGTAGGTTCTAGGTTCGATCCCTAGTCGGACAGAAACATTAAATTGGAGATGGAGCAATGAGCATACAATACCCGATCATCCGTGAGGCATTGAAGCGCGAGACGAGCAAATTCGCGCTTGATGCGTGTCTCGATTATTTTGGCAAGCCAATGCCGGAGAACACGCGCGTGTATGATGTTTGGATTGCAAATGGGAAAGAGAATGTCAGGCTTTATGTGTTAATCGAAATGACTGGAATGACGGCAATAGTGCGCTGGTATGCAGATAAGAGAATGATTGGCGACGGCGGCTTTGTGACAGCATTCTGTGAGGCGAGGCAATAGGCAATTCAAAATGAGTCACGCAAGCGAAATGTGGGACGACGACTGGGGCTTTGGACGCCTATATGAACGGCGGGTGACTGACCTCGTGCGCGGCGAGCCTTCATTTGTGGCGACGTTGGAACGGACATGTGACAGGCGGGAATCGGATTCGCCGGATAGTGGATTGCGTGGCGCGCTTGAATCACCGCGTGATAGTGCCGAGATAGAGGCGCACAATATGCGGGTGATCGAAGGCAATGAAGATTTGAGAATGTGGAAAGACGGCACGGTTCGATCACTGACATACATGCGAATCGAAAAGCGGTATAAGGAATGGCATCGAATGGGAAGCCGCAGGAAAGCAGAGTATTCAGAGGAGCGAAAGTTTTTAGACGAGCTGGTTGGCGAATGAAATTCCGGGCGGCGGGGAAATAGACGCGCATGTTAACCCGGAATTGTTCCGGTGCGCTGATACGCCGCTCGGACCAAAATTCGGAAGGAGCAGACGGCAGTGGGAGGCCGGACGGGGAAATCAAAGTCTTTGGTGCATCAACACTGGAGGCAGAGAGAGTAAAACCGTAAACGGAGTGGCGGGTAGGACTGATAATCCGATGTGTCCACGCCGACCGAATAATTAAATTGGAGAGATCATGGCAATTAGAAAAGCAGAACGACAAAAATCGATACTCAAAATGTGTCTCACTGGCACATCGGGCAGCGGTAAAACGCTTGGCGCTTTGTCCATTGCTAGCGGCATGGCAACGTCATCAGATAAAATCTGTCTGATCGACACTGAGAATTTCAGCGCGAACATCTACGCTGATCGTTTTGATTTCTCCGTGATCGATATTGCCGCGCCTTACTCCGCTCGAAAATACATCGAGGCGATAGTCGAGGCGGAACGCGAAGGCATGACTATCTGCATCATCGACTCACTCAGTCATGCGTGGGCCGGGTCTGGCGGTTCTCTTGAGCAGCACGAAAGGGCCGCTGGAAAAAACACATACATGAATTGGGCCGGGGTGACGAAGGATCATAATCGACTGTTTGAGGCGTTGCTCCAAACACGGATGCACACCATCGTCACAATGCGGTCCAAGACAGAGTATGCGTTGGAGATTGACGGTGGGAAGGCAGTGCCGAGAAAAATCGGACTGAAGCCAATCCAGCGCGAAGGCACTGACTATGAGTTCTCTGTCGTGCTGGATATCGCGCGCGACGGCCATGTCGCGACGGCCTCGAAGGATCGCACGGGACTGTTTGACACCATGCACGATGTAATCACGATTGATTCTGGTCGTGCGTTGAGGGCGTGGCTTGACACGGGAGCGGTTCCCGCGCCAAGAGCGCCAGTGAATGTGCCGCCGCCAGAGGCGGGGCATGATGATGGAGACGAAATAATATGAGTGTGCCATTCCCGAAATTCGACAAGACATGGCAGTCTGTCGGGCTTGAAAACATCACCGACAAGGCTGTTTACTCTGTCGCGTTCAAGCGATTCAAGGCTCCGCCGTCACAAGAAAATCCGAACGGCGGAACAACGTCTGACGCAAGAATCGATCTTGTGCAGTACCCGACGAACAGCTCGTATGTGGTCAAGGGCACGATGTATGTCGTGATCTCCGAGGATCGCAAGGAATACTGTCTTGTCGAGGCGCAACTTGGAATGCACGACAAGCACGGCAAAAACAGTAGTGCGCGCAAGGCGTTGCAGGACGCGTTTCCTGCATGGCCAGACGAATCGCCTGACAGTGAGCCCCTGGCGAAAGCAGTTGGCGCGGCACAACTGACGTGGTTCAAGGGCACGGCTGGAGTGTACGAATCGCCGAAAGACGGGTCGATCTACACGAGCATCAAATACATCAACGCGTGGCCAAAGGACGCCCCGGCGTGGGGTGGTCGAAAGTCCTCGTCAAAGCAGAATGATTCAGCCGGAGACGATCTGCCTCCGATTGGCGACGACAGCGCGTTTGAGTAGCCGAATCTCCGGCAATGGCGGCATTGAATCGCGGCGGTGCTCGGACTTCCGTGATCTCTCTTGAGTCATCCTTCATTGGGCACTTCGCGCAATGGGATGTGCCGCCATTCCGGAGTCAGTAACAGTAAGCGACAGAGGCAACTGTCAGATTGTTGCGCCGGACTGTAAATCCGGTCCCGAAAGGGAACGCAGGTGCAACTCCTGCCTGTCGCATTAAGAGTGAATTTCAGGAGCAGGCGTGGAGGCTCGCGTCTGCTCTTAAATGACGGTACTTACACGGCGCTTTCGGGAAGCCTCGTGACAGTTGCCAGCCGTCCACGACCGAATACGCGAACGGCAAGCCGTCTTCCTGATTAAAAGATTGCCCGTGGTGCGGACGCAGGAGCCGCTTAAATGCTAGTCATGGCCGGAGAGTCCCCGCGATGGATTGTCGCGCTGGCTGGCCGATCTCAGCCACGGGCATAAAGGAGAATCTGAGACATGTCGATCAACACATTAACCGCGTCCCCCCAAATGTTGATGGTGCGCGATTTCATGCAGACAGCCGATTCTGTCGGCGTGATTAATCAGAAGGTGCGCGACATCCCTGATATTCCGACGCGCACGGAACGCGTCCTGTGCGCTCGGCTTGTGCTGGAGGATGCGTTTGAGTTGGTTTATGGGCTGGGTCTGGAAATCAGTTTCGGAGAAGAGAATCGCCCAATATTCACCGACGCTGGATGTGCAGACCTTATCGAGGTTGCCGATGCTGGCGCGGATTTGGAGTATGTTCTCAAGGGCGCGCTCGCTCGCTGCGGAATCAACAATGATGGTGCGATATTCAGGCGTGTGCATGAAAACAACATGTTGAAGTTTGCTTTGGATGCAAGCGGCGAGCCGAAATACTCAGTCTCGCCAGAAGGAAAGCTCGTCAAGCCCAAGGATCACAAAAAGGTCGATTTGACGGATTTGGTGGTGATCTAATGAAGATTCAATTTAAAGTGACACATTCGCACATACATAAGCAGCGCGCGCGTGTGCTGCGCTCTGGTCGGTCGTACACCCCGAAGGAGACGGTGCAGGCTGAGGACGAGATACGGGACTCATTCAGGAGAAACGCGGGAAGGTATGGAGCTTTGCTTGTGGGTGCGTTGGAGCTTGATATATTCGCCGAAATACAGATTCCAAAATCACGCCGCGACCTGCATGACGCGCAGCCGCACACGCAGAAGCCGGATTGCGACAACATCGCGAAGCTGGTCATGGACGCCCTGAACGGAGTGGCATACAAGGATGACAGTCAGATATTCAAAATCAATGTGTCTAAGCGATGGACAACGAAAAGAACGAGCCTAACAATTGAGATTAAGGAGTACGAATGATTACTCCACATGCGCACATACTGAAGGAGTGGCTCTATCAACACAGATGGAGCGAGCCTGTCACACATCATCTCGCGCTGCACATCATCCGAATGTCAGGAGACAACAATGCATGTAACTTGGATGCCCTTGCGGCTATTAATGTACTGTACGGAACTGGCGACCTGTGGATGAATGGTGTTTTTGCACAGGACTGTGCGAGAGATGCGCAATACAAGATCAACCCGGCGCGACTCAGCAGGTCAGGTCGTGGCATGTCTCGCTGCCAGCAATGCGGCAGGAACCTATGGATCGAGGAGACTATCGATCAACACTGTGTGTCGAATCCATATGCTAGTGCCGAGTGGATCGAGTACAAAGATGATGGGACTGGCTTCAACTGCGTTGACATGGAAATCGCCGGACGAGCAGTGGCAACCATCGAACACGATTCGGAGAAATGCGTATTCATGGCGACGATAAACGAGATGAAAAGGCAGAATAGGGAGGCTGACAAAGAGACGCTGCATGATGCAAAATTGTGGATATTGCGGACGCTGAATAGTGAGAGGAAATCGGAGCCTCTTGGCGATGCGCCAGTGACAGACGAGAATGATGAGATTATTCCGCTTCCGTATGGGAAAGGGGTTGTTCAATGAGATGGATCAAGAAGGATGATGGATACGTGTATAGCCACACCCGGATGGATCACTGCACGGGACTATGCGAGATGCGCGTGTACAAACAAAGAGATAAAAAGTGGGCATACGGATACAATGTAGGAAAATCACGCGGGTCTGGAAGCGGATTGGAGACCATGCGCAAGGCCATGCAAAGATGCAAGCTCAGTGTTTTGAGCTGCGCGTTTTCCGAGATTGATGTGTTGCTTGAAATTCATAATCAGGTCGCGACGTTGGAGGATGACAGATAATGGGAATGTACGACCACATCCAGATACACGAGTCTATCGATCTGGATAATGCGGAGATCAAAGACCGCAACGGCCAGACCAAGAGCATGGACTGCAACATGGATCGATATAGGATTGATGAGAACAGACAACTGTGGATTCAAGAAAATAACCACGAGAATCAGACTGTTATGAAAAAACATCTATTCTCGGGTGTCATTGAAGCGTGTTTTAACAATAGAGTATCCAGCAATCAAGACAGCTGGAAGCTGTTCGACTACCGTTTCGAATTTCGGAACGGGAAGCTGGTTGGAGTGTGGAAAGGATTGTCTGTATGAACCGGATCATCATCATGCTTTCGCTGTTGTGCGCCCCGGCGGTTGCTGCCGATCCACGTACATACGACATCGGTGACGATCTGATCGTGTGTCACGACGGACGGACGCCCATGCGTATTCAGGACGGAGCGAAAATGTTGCGCAAGGCCAAGGATGACAGATCACGGGAATCATTGAGAAATGCGTTGATTTGCGCGGCATTGCGGGCTTGCGACGAATTTGACGCCGATACGATGGCGCGGCTGAAGGAAATGAACCGAAGAACTCCCAATACAAACCCTTTTGAAAAAAGGACTGGCGCGAAGGAAGGAAAGGTGATTCAATGATTGTGACAATAGAAGACAAAGCATTGTGTTGCCCGTCATGTGGCGAGCGTTATCTGCATCATGACAAGGTTGAAGTATTCGAGCGCGACCGCGAGGACGCAGACACTGGAATTTCTGTTTCCGTGTCTAAAAAGAAAGCGAAGATTGGCCGTTCGCAGGGCGGCAATCCAAGCTCTCGCAGGGATGGCATTGGCATCAGATTTTGGTGCGAGACTTGCAAGGCGATTCCAACCCTTGCAATATATCAGCACAAAGGGAACACGGTTATCGAGTGGCTTCAAAGGCACTAAAATGAGACACGCCACGGGGCTGTCTCGCGTTGCAGTAAGTGTGGAAAGGAGATGTGAGTCATGGCGTTGGTAATCAATGAAGACCCCCTAGTGGGAATGAAGGTCGTCGCGGCTGATCCGGCGAGTGTCGCCAAGATCAAGGCAGTCGATCCAGACGGCACGGAGACGGCAAAGGCAATCGATTCCCTCAACAAGGCAATCGACGCGAAAGAGAGCGGCGGTGATCTGGCTGCTGCCCTTGCGAAGGGCGCAAAGGTTTTCGGTGGTATTGCCACGAAGTTTGGAATCCCGATTGGAATACTTTCTATTTGTGTTCTTTCCGGCTGTGGCGTTGCGCCAGCGAAGAAGGCGGCTGAGACTGCTATCTTAAATCGCTTTGAGAACACGGCGGCAAACGTCACGCGAACAATTGATGCGCTGCAAGACCAGCATGTCAATCAGGTCCGCGAACATGCCGGGGACTTGCTGACGTGGAAGCTGGACATCATCGACCGGGCCGCGACTGAACAGAAATCGACGCCGCGCGAGATCATTGCTGAGACGATGAAGTCGGTCGCGCTTCGCGATGAAAAGATCGAGCTTGCGAAGCGGCAGAACGCGGAAGTGAAGGCGACAATTGAGGCTGCTGTCGGCAAGGACTTGCAGCAAGCCTACGAACTGCATGGCGTGTCGAAACTCTACAACGACGCTCGCATTGATCCGCTGAAACTGATTGCGAACATCAAGGCCAAGATGAGCGGAAGCAAGGAACCGGAATGAATGCGATGAGTGCGGGCATGATCCAAGGCGGCGAGTTGGACTCCAAATCCGACTGTGGTGAGTTCGATTCTCACCCCGTATGCCAAAAGGACCCAGAATGATCGAGTTCGATGAATGCGATGAGTGCGGCGAATCTGAGGGTGGATTGCAGACCTGCGCCGGACGTGGGTATATAACGCCGTGCAGTGCCTGTCGTATTCCCTCACGATGATGGCATATCGGGCGTCCTGACTTTCGCCAGGACGCCCGATTCTGTTTTATTGCGAGCGCATGATTCCACGGAAATTATTGGTGGTGATATTTGCTGTCAAGCCGCCATTGACAAACACCGTTGACGGCGAATCGCTTTCAAGCACATCTATGCTCACATCTCCGCCGCTGTTGTCTTGCAGCGGCACAGTCACCGCAGACGAGCCGTGCATCGTTAGGTCGAACGATGCCGCGCCAGTGTTCATCAATATTGCCGATCCAGCCATCATGTCGATGCTCTTTATTTCTCCCGCGCCATTCACACTGAGTGTACCGCCGCCAGGCAAAATCTGGATATCCCAGCCGTTACCGGACACAGAGCCATTTGAGTCCAGAATTGAAACGGATGCCCCGCCGTCAATGAATATCGTGCCGTAATTATTGCTCACGTTCGTGTTGCCGCGCATGACGAGACGGCTTGTCGAGCCCTGAGCATAAACGGCTGTCGGGCATGGAGTGTTAGCTGCGCTCGTAGCTGACAGCGCGCTGCCGTATGTCACTCCGCCAGGCGCACTGGACACGCCCAATGAGTCGGGATAATACGCGCGAGATGTCCCGCTCGATATCATCGACATAATGCGAACCGCCGTAAGCCCCTGATCGATTGGCGACGCCGCTGTGCTTTCCACAACGATGGTTGCACAGCGATGCTGAATATTCACACGCTGTGACCCGCTCGCGTTGCGCGCGCCCGTAATGCGTCCAAGAGTCAATGTGGTTGCGTAGATGCGAGGCGCAATGATCCGGTTGCCTTCACTGTAATCGCCGATGGTCTGGTTGACTGTTGTCCCGTCCGCAGACGTGACGAAATATCGCTGGTCTGTCCCGATACGCCCGGTGTAGGTGTCCATTTGTGTCGCCGATGCGAGCAGTTCCGCCCCGATGTAGTCAGGGCTTGATCCATACGGTCCGTCCCAAACTATATTGGGTCCACCGGCGATAATAATCGTATCGCTGGCGGTAGGCAGCGTCGTTGACGCCAGCCCCGTGTCAACGTTCTGCCAGTTGGCAGGATTGTTGAAATGATACGCGCTGGTCGGGTATGTCGTTATCGCGTCCGTTGTCGTGCCAGTTCCTCCCGATACGGATGATGCGGCATAGAACGGAAGCCCCGCCGTTGTCGCGGTAAGCGTAACAACGTTGGTTGCCGCTCCCGCCGTGATATCCGATTTCCACGGATGGGTCGAGGCTGTGAACGCGGCAGCGAGCGCGGTTGCCGTCGCGTTTGCGCTGCCAGCCGCGAGCGCGGTTGCCACGATCACGCCACCGATCTTGATGGAGTAGGTAGTGCTCGCGTGATACGTGCTGATTGTGATCGTATCGACCTGCGCGACACTCGCCGCGCCGCCGATCCATTGGTATGTCGCCATGATGATCTCCTTACCAGAGTGACGCTATCGGAGCCGCCTGATATGCAGGGTATGCCGCGTCGTACATGTCGCCGATGTCGATGAACGCGAGCGCGTCCAAATCCCAGCACCATAGACCGTAGTTATTACCCGTACCCATGAATGCCCTGACTGGATCATGCGCGTTGTCAACGGATATATACATCTTCCCGCCACGCACGACAGGATTGACAATTGAGACATTTTGAGGGTATGAATAAGACCCGGTAATTGGATCGCAATAGTATTGCATTGCATTTCCAAGCGATGTCCATACCGCCCCATCCCAATATGCCGCGCCGTTGCAAGCTGTTCCGCCGCAGTCGGTCAGCGTGTTTCCGAACATATATAGATTGCCACCCGCGCCCTTGATGCCGTTGCCAATTACAGACACATATGTTATGCCGCCTCCAACGTCATCAAACGTGTTCCCGCCCGACCATCCGATCAATCCTTGAACCGGAACATCCGCCGCGATAGGCGCATAAAAGTCAGGCCCGATGCTGACTACGATTCCGGGCACAGACAGAGGCGGATTATTGCCATACGCGCCCGTATAGAAATAACATTTTGAGCCGACGATCTCAGGAAAACCATAGTAATAAGGATTATTTGGAAGCCACGCGATGATATCCCACGCGCCGCCGTTCCATCGCATAAGAGGACCGTATCTTACATTGAGCGTTCCGCTTCTTCGCGCCTGTATCTCGTGATCGTATGAGACGCAGTGGATGTCGCCGTCGAACTCAAAATACATGCCCTCACCATTGCCTTCGTCGTGCCATGTCCCGTCGAAACGCCAGCCGTTGCTGAACCACCAGTCGCCATTCGCCGCAACGAACGGCTTCGCTCCCAAATACGAACCCCACGGGTATGTGTACGCGGCCAGCACGCTGCCATCGTATGTAAGTGGAGCGAGTCCAAGCTGCTGGATCAACATGAGTCCGCTTGTGTGTTGCAAGGCCCAATAACAATAGTCATCCGGCGGTGGCGTGTTAATGTCGCTTATAATCGTCGATTGGCCGTTATATGAGAATATGCCGTAGTCGTTTTCTGCTTTTGTGCTTCCGATGAATCTATTGCTATACATGCCGCCCCAATATTGCCAGCCGCCCAGGCCGGCGCCACGGCTACCGAACTCCATGCCGTATGATCCTGGCGGATGAATAGCATCGGGAAAATTGATTGCCTCAAATAGCAATGTCCGGTCGTTGAACCGGATGCCCTGGCCGTGTGTGACTCCGGTTCCTGTAGTGCCTGGAAATATCGAACAATAGATTCCACCCGGACCAGTCGCGCCAACTCCGCGCTGTCCGAGCTCGCTTTGGATGAATGCACCGAGCCTCGATTGTGTGAACGCGCCAAGAGCGGTAGGCATTACTCAACCACCTCCGCCCACGCGCGCCCGGCGTTGTTCGTGTCGATCCACGGCACGGGCTGCTGACTATCCTGACCAACGACCGTCTGGTATAGCGAAGTCCCGCCAATAACGCTCGTGGCCGCAACGATGATAGACCCGGTGCGAACACGCCGCCCGTTCTCAAATGCTGGCTCGTAATTCGGAGTAATCTGCTGCGTCTCTGTTACCGCGTCAAAATTATCGTCTGCCTGCCGCGTTCCAATGCGAGTCTGAAGGTCTGTCCATCGATAACTGATTGTCCCGAAATTAAGCGTTCTCAGCGTCTTGCCGTTTGTCTCGCTGCGGCGAAGACCGAACGGACGCGCCACCTCGATAATGCTGGATGAATCGTCAGCGCGCCCGTTGGAAAACTCGCGGCACAAAAGAGAATCGCCACCGATCTGGATCACTTCGAACGTCCGCAGCTTTGGAGTCTTGTCCGAGTCCTCGATCTGTTTGGGAGCCTCGAATAGAGGCGCGGCGGCTGTCAGCGCGCGGATGATGTCATTCTGTCCGGCAGCAGTCATGTCATCGCCGGGCCTCACGAGACTAAGCACTGGAGGCGCGGGTATGATTGACTCTGGACGCTGCGTCGTGTCTGGCATATTAGTTTGTCGTCAACCCCAAATCGTTGAAGTTAAATTGCTTGTACACCCGGACATCTTTTGACCCCACTCCCGGAACAATATCTTTTGGTATTGTTCCATCATCATTCGTGTAGAACACTCGCTTATCCCATGATGCGGACGGAGCCACGACGAATGAATAATCTACGCGATAACCGCGCGATTCCTGAACAGCCCCGTCAATTTTACACAGAAGCGAGCCAGCCGGATATCCCAGAAATTCGGTTGAGTTGATCTTGCCACCTGCCGCCGTGAATCTTTTGATTGATGTGATTGTCGCGCCATCATAATACTGGCTGGCGATCATCGTTGGCGACGGAATCTGGCGCGATACCTTCACCGTCTTTGTCGCTGTTATGGTTTGCGGAATAGCATCATTATCATAGGCAGCAAAGCCGCCATCGGCTGGAATCAGTGACGTGCCAGATGTCACGGTTGACCACGAATACGAGACGGAAATTATCTCCCCATTCGCATCATAAATTGATTCCTCGTCAACCATTGTCGAGACATACCGCCACTGTGTTCCCTGCTCGTTTTCAGGCGGCTTTTCCGAGAACCGTACAATGACGCGCCAATGAGTTGTCTCTGTCGTTCCTGATACGCCCTTCGCCGGACGCGCCTCTATCGACTGCACGAGGAGCCGCTCGTTGCCCGGATAGTTCGCGTTGATCTGAAACGGGACGCGAAGACACGCTGAATAAGGATTGGACGCGCCCGTCACGTAATATCCGATTTGCGCCGAATCGCCAGAAGGCGAGCGCACATACGACTCGTCTTCTATCTGGTGCGGGTATAGTTCCTGGCTCATTATTTGTAACCCCCAACCTTGTCACGTATATCCCTGAGCAGTTGATTCTGTTCTTCAAGATATTTGCGGTTCGCCGGGTTCGTGTATTCGGACGTGTCGTAAATTCTGTCTGTCTGCGGGCTGCGCTGGGCCTTTCGAGAATTATCATACTCTGACGACACCCGCTTGTAGCGTTCTGAAAATGGCTCGTATTCGCCGCCATCATAATTCTCAATGTAGGCTTGCGTTCTTTGCGCCACCATCTCATATTTTGCTTTTGATTCTTTGGTTAAAAGCGGATTCAAATCAAGATTTGACTGGGCAATAAAATAAAGCAGACCCGCATATGACAGTTTGATCCCGTCAATCATGCGCCTGGAAGCCAGTTCGATACTGTCGATTACAGGCAACATTTGAGTGAGAGCGTCCTCTGCCGTAGGCCCCCATTTTCTTATGTTTTCAACAATCTCAAACGCGTATGTCTTGATCGTTCCAAAAATATCAGTCAATATGTTTGAAGATGCAAACTGATTGACAAGCCCGCTAAACGCGTTCTTTATCATCCCGATGTTTTCAACTGTCTTCTGAGCGTTTGATGACGCGACTTCATTGACGGTCACTCCGTAATCAAGAGCCTTTCGTTTTGCCGTCTCAAAAGCATCCGCGCCCTTGTTCAGTTCTGGAATCAGTTCGCGCCCGGCTTTTCCAAACAACTCCTGCGCGGCAGCGGCCTTTTCCTCAGCCGTCGCCAGTTCGTTGAATCCGTAAAACAACTGATTCAAAACGCGCTCGGTTGTGAACCCAGTGTCGGAAATGTCTTCAAGCGTGTATCCGAACTTATCGAATGTCTCAATCGCGTCCTTGTTCCCTTCGCGCGCGGCCTGAATCTTTTGAGCCAGTTTGTTTAGCGCGTTCCCGGCAAGCTCAGTGGCATTGGGCGCGCCCTTGAGCATGACAATCAATGCGCCGATCTGCTCTGTCGTTGCGCCAACCGATTCCGCCGTGTCTCCAATGGCGTCCAGCCGTTCGACACCCTCAACAAATTTCTCCCAACCGAACTGGATAATCTGCTTTGTCGCGCTGGCAATTTTCTGCATCATGCCAAAAATAAAATCAAACGCCTTTCCAGCTCCCACGATGATTGCAGTGACAACGCCGCCCTTGAATATGGACTCTATGCCCGCGGCTGTTTTCTCGGATGATTCCTGAACCTTCTGATTTGTTGCAGCAAGCTTGCCCATGTTTTCATTCAGCCTCAGCAATCCGGACTGTAGCTGGCTGATGTCGGCTTTGAATACAGCGGTCGTTACAACGTCTTGGTTTGTCATACCGCATTTTCCCCGTGGATTCGCTTGTGCCGTTCGGCCATCATCTTTTCATGTTCAAGCTGCTTTCGCTCGTTCCTGGATTCGTCTGACTCTATCGCGTCGCAGTATTGCCTTAGCATGTCAAGGTTCCATTCATCATCGATCTCGTCAAGCATATGCAGCGCGTTATGGCGGACTGCAATCTTAAAGGCTATCTCGCTGTGTCTGCTTTTTTTTTACTTAGTTCAATCGACTGATTGAGCGCGTCCTGTGCCATGCTTACAAACGACGGGCTGGCGTTATCCATCCACCAATCTAAATCACGCCGTGTGCCGTCTGCAAACACAATGCAAAAGACAAGCGACATGATTCCCTTTTCATATTCGGTCTTGCCATCAATCGCCGCGTTGTAACTATCGTATTGCCGCAACGACAACTCGCGCGCCGTGCATTTCTCGCCGCCGTGCTCGAACTCTACTGGAATAATCGCTGGCATGGCATTCCCCTGCGTTCCTGTGCGTCTGGACATGGGTCTGGCGCGTTCCCCCGCCATCGGGAGCAAAGACGCGCCAGACCCCCATTATATCGCTATTACGCCGCGCTTGAATTGACAGTCACCGTGCCGCTCGTGACCTGCAATTCCAATGTGACCTTGACCAGCCCGTTGGCGTCGATCCCGTTGCGCACGATGCCTTTGTTTGCAATCACCGAGTACACGCGCGAGCCGCCAGCCGAGAATCCCGGAGATGTCGGGAATGTGACAGTCAGCGTCTGTTCGGTAATCACCGGAGCCTCGTCCATGCCCGGATATAGGAATCCTTCGAGCATGATTGTCAAAGCCTTCTTGACGCCGCCGGGAATGTAGCTTTCGGCTGCGTCGCCAAGACCGGTCACATTATGAGTGTCGTATGCGCCCGACTCTCCGATGCTGATCGATGTCCATGTTGCCGGACCCGTGCCGCTGGCCGACATGTCCCAGTCAGTCGTCGAAGAAAACGCGACCGCTGTCGGGTTCGCCAACTGCGCTTTTCGTAGTGCCATTTTTTATGCCTCCACCAAATCGCCTTCGAAAACTCTCCCGGTCAACGTGACCACGGAGAGGAACAAATCACTGCCGTCTATCGGTTCCTGGGACGCATAACCAGTGTCCTCAACTGCCACTGGTCCGACACTTACCGTCCCGCCGCCAGCCATGTTCAACTGATTCGTGCCGGCGATTTTCGTAATCAACAATTCCTTCACCAGATTGTTCAAATCGAGTGCTTGCTGGGTGTCCGTCGCAAAGCTCGAAATGTAAAAATTCTCTTCATCCGGTATCACCGAGCCGCCCAATGCGTAACGCGTCTCGTTGTTCGCAAGCCCGAACAATATGTACGGCAGTCCAGCCATGCGCGGCGCGCGCACCGGATATATCTTGTTGCCGACAACATCTGCGATGTCCGTGTCCTGGGACAGCGCGGCGTATATCCATCGCTCGATTATCTGGCTCATACGATTCTCGTTTTCCAGCGTCGCGCGATTTCAGCGCGATAGCTCGCCTCGTCACGCACACCCGCTTTTCTCGCGTTCGCAATGGCCATCCGCAAATTCTTGCGCGTGTACTCTGGCGCAAGCTCTGTCATTCGCTTCTGGCCCTTCGCCATGAAATCATAGGGCGCGATTCGCCAGCCCTTTTCAATCGCCGCCTGACGCCTGAGATAGTTTTCTCTCGATCTGTTTTTCTTGTCGCTGTTCTGCTCTTTCGTCACGCGCTGATATTTTTGCGGGACGCCCTTCGTCAGAATCGCGCCGTAATAAATTCCCGGCGATACCGTCCAACTGATCTGCTTTTTCCCCGCGCGCGGTTTGTTCACGCGGATTTTCAACTTCAGCTTGCCAGTCTTACCTTGTGGAGCGGACAAAGACGCCTCGCGCTTCGCGGCCTCTGCCAGAGATGAATCCTTGGTCATCGCTTCCGCCAGTGCCGCTGGCAGATACACAATGGCCCGGTTCAGTTCGCTCGCGTCAAACGAGAGTTTGAACACATCAATCCTGACTGCGCTCAATCAGCGCAACCCGCCCGCTCCGTCGCATTTCTTCGCGCATCTCTCTGATTTGATCCGTGTTTTTTTCCACGCTGGCCTCGATCTTAATCGCCGACTTCTCCGCCATTGCTTTCATGTCGTTCAGGGTCTGGATGCTTTCAACATGCATCGTGTGAATCTGCGCGCCAAGCGTTAGAGCCGCCGCCGCTATTGAGCCTGGGGTTATCAGGCTCGATTTGCTGGCCAGAACCTTGGTCATCGTCACGCTCACTGCGCCCCCTCAGACATTGCCCTGTTTAACTGAATGTCGCGCTACCGTACCACTCGATCATCCACTTTGATCCATCCGACCAGCCTGAAATCCGACCGAGAGCTGTGTCGACCGTATCCCAAACGCTTCCCGTAGCCAAATCGAACAGATTAGATGCAACCAGCGTGTCCACGGTCAGCAGAACAGTGCCTTCGGAATTGACAGCGACGAACGACCATCCCGCGTGACTGGCCGCGTCAGGCAGATTCAATGTTCCGGCGGTGGTATCGACATAAAACGTCTTGTTTTTGTCTGCCCTTTCCCATGTGTGAGTCGCGCTATTCAGATCATATTTTGGAGAGTTCGCCGCGTTCGAGAAATCAAAAGCAACATCGCCGCTTCCATCGATCAGTTGGCGGTCGTCCCAGTTTACAGAGACAGTCGCGCCTGAATGATAGAGAATGCGATTTTCCCAATCGATTGAATTTGTACCAGTTGCATCATATGCGAGGGACGCCGACCAATTGATCGAATTAGTCGTTCCATCCGAATATTTCAGCGCGCGCGATGCAATATCCAAAACGGTCGCGCCCGTTGAATCCTTGATGAGATAGCCATTCACATCAACAATGGCGTTGCCGAGGTTGTCGCTCAGTACCACGCCGGATTGCCACGAGACAACGATGGTCGTGCCGTCCGTGTATAGAAGATTGCGCCCATCCCAGTTAACCGAACTATTTTGTGTCGAATCCAACAAAACGCGAGAATCCCATAATACAGATTCGCCGGCACTTGAATCATAGAGTGTCGCGCCGGCATAATCTAAAGCTACCGTAGTGCCGTCTGAATAATATAGATCGCGCGTTTCCGCGTTAATGCTTGTCAGCGCTGCCGTGTCGCTCAGCACGACGCCGGATGACGTGACACTGAATACTGTGTCTGCCCCAACCTTCGCAGTCAGCGTCGATGTCGTGCAGGAAAAGTCATTATTGCCAGTGAAATTGTTGTTTCCGGCTTGCGTCACGTCGCCGCCACCCGCCGGGGTGGTCCATGTCAAAATCGTGCCGTTGTATGTGAGCACCTGGCCTGATGACGCACCGCTGCTGCTGATCTTTGCCAATGTCACATTCGCGTCGAGAATCTCGCCGGATCGTGACTGGGAAAC